TTTTTTAGTCTTCAGAGACTTGGCAAACGCAGATTTGATTTGTGCTTTGGTTGCACATTCATGAACATCAAACTCAGTATCTTGAGCAAGTGCAGATGCAGACATACCAAAGTATGCGTCATATCCGGAGTTGGTAATAGTAAAACTTTTCATTTTTTTCCAGTCACTTTGAATTTTTTCATACTGCTTATCAAGTTGTGAATGATAAAGTTGAATAAAACGACTTGCGTTACGGTTCTCAAGAACACGAATACCAATAAAGTTCATAGAAGAGAACTTATCCTTCAAGTTCTTGAGAAGAGTGTCAGTAAATGCATGATATCCATAACCAACACTATACGTTGTTCCAAGTTTACGATCACGAAGAAATGTAGAACCGGGATAAGTATAACCAGTACCAAGAACAGGTTCTTTTGAGTAAGAACGACGAACTTCTTTGTGGTAAACCAGTTGATTCGCTTCACCGTCAGTAAGAACAATGCACTGAACTTTCTGAAGTTTATTGTCTTTTTGAAACTTAGGAAGAATTTGATGTAGAGCAATCAGTGCTTCATTCAAAGGAGTTCCAGACAAAGACATACGATGAGAATAAGTATAAGGAGAACTATAAGTCCTACCAAAGCAATAAGCAAGACGCCAAATGTTAAGAAGTTGATGCTCAAGTTCCTTACCCGAAACTTTGCTTGTGAGAATATTCATCATAGAAAACGTTTCATCCACAACTAATAGACTTTCTTTCTTCTGATAGTGAGGAGTCCGATCCGCAGCAAGATACTTGTCGTTTTCATAATCATATTCTCCACGACGCCATTCATTTGTAAAGGCATAAACCTCAAAAGGAATAGAAACCTTCTTACAAAACCAAACAAGATTGAAAAGTTGCTTGCAAGTATCGAGCATCACATCTCCCATAGAACCACTCCAGTCAAGTACAAACACCAAACCATGATTCTTTCCATCAGGAAGTACAGAAACTTTCTTAAATAGATCTTCATTATATTTGTAAGTATGAAGACGGGAGGTATCAAGAACACCAGTACGAGCAGTTGATGCACGAGCATACTGATCTGCTGCTTTACGACATTCAAACTCTTTCACTAGATAGTTGACTTCTTTCTGAGCAGAAGACTTAAACTTTTTGAATTCGGTATCTGATTCCTTGTAAAGATTTGCAGGAGTAATGTTTTTTTCTTGTGCCCAACCATTATGAATTTTTTGTTGATGTGCAAATGAGTGGTCAATATCTTTATGAACTTCAGAGTTTTTAGCAATTACGGTGTCAAGATTCAATTGAGGAACTTCGACATAGGTATTTTCATACGCATCATTTCCCACAAGATCACGAATCTTTTCTTCTAGAGAATCTGCGGTGCGAACTTCAGGTTCATCCCCATCATTAGAAGAATTTACTGGAGTTTGATCACCTTGATCAGTTCCACCATAAGACCCATCATCCTCTTTTGGTTGAGAATTATCACTCTCACCATCTTGTTCCGAAGAGGAGTCATTAGTCTCCACAATTTCGTTGGAAGGTGACTGCGAATTTCCTTGTTGCTCATGAGAATCAAAGTCAGCAACTTTTTGTTGTTGCTCCTTTTCTTTCTTACAATACTTATAAAGTTCTTCAGCAGCAATCAGAACATCGGCAAAAGTTTCAGTTGAGGAAATCAAATTGACGATTTCAAACTCTTCGCCATCTTCAATAGGAATGTAAGAATAATTTCCAATTTTGAAGAATAGATTTGCACGATCAGCAAGATTAAATTTAGAAATGTCTTCTTCTTTAATCTGAAAGAAGTCATCTTCATTCAGTTCTTTATAACCATTGAAGAAAGTCTTGGCAAGACCTGCATACTTACGCTTCATCAATTTTTCAATTCGGGCATCCTCAACAACATTCACAAATTGTTGAGGGACTTTTACTTTATCAGTCCAATCCTCATCTGGAGTAAAGAGAGCATGTCCAACCTCATGCCCAACAAGAAGATCATACACAATGTTGCTTGCCTTTTCCCACAGGGGAAGAGTCAAAACACGAGTATGGACGTTAAAGCAGGCAGTAGGAACCTTCTTGTGCTCTACCACCAAATCTTCAGTGGCAAGCAGTTTGGCAAGTTGAGATTTGATTTCGTGGCGAACAGACATTTGTTTTGTTTCGTATGAACCCATAATAAAACGAAAGATCGCCTTTTGGGCGATCCATGTGACGCTTTTTGAACTGGGCAAGTCTTGCTTTTGCTTGCCGCAGTGCTTGCGGTTTAAGTTTTCGTTTTTGCTCCTTGCGGGAGTGATGTTGCCAGTTTGGAGTGTTCATTTTTCTTTGGTGATTCAAGCAACTCTACTATCTATTAATTTATTAAACAAGTAGTCCAGTTTTTAAAGTGTCCCTCTTACTCTTTTAAGATTTTCACTTCTTCTCTTTCTCTCATCATCTGTAATATTTAATTTTGTTCCTATTTCCAAACCAGGAGTTAATCCTCTTTTATGATTTGGTAATCTACCTCTAACAAATCCATCTGGTTGATTTTCACAATATTTACACTCTACACCATTATTCCACCATTTTTTATTTTTAGTCCAAGTATTTTTTCCTTTATTACTTTCCGATAGTTTTTCTCGCCATTTTTTCTCACCTTCAAGAGTTCTATGCCTCTTCACACCTTTTTGCGATTTACTCATTTTTTGTTTAGAAATATCAGAGTGCCTTCCACCTTCTCCACCCTCTTTAAGATTATACTCTGGATTTAACCAAGAAATATAATGTTTTTCAAGTTCATCAATATCATCATCTTCTCTTACTTCTTTAATACAAATTATAGAAAAATTTTCACAACCATATTTTTTTAATGCTCTGTGAAAATAATCTTTAGGTGAAATAGATGCCGATTTATGAGTGGAAAACCTCCAATTTATTGTTCTTGAAGTTTTTCCGACATAGAACTTTCCATTTACATTATTAGTAATTTTGTAAATAAACCCCATTACTATACTTCATCTAACCTAACTTATTTATCATCTTTATCATCTTTAATTCTTGAAAACCCTTTAATTTTTTCAAAAACTATAGTTCTATCAAATTTATCTTGAAGGTCTTGTTTATGAGAAATTACAAATATGTTAGTATCTTTAACTACATACCTTATAATTTTTAGAAATTCATCAGCACCAAATCCATCAAGAGAACCATCAAAAACTTCATCAAATAAAAGAATATTACAATTAGCAGAATTTTTTAATCTAGCAACTTCACGCCAAGCAAAAAGTAAACTCAAGTCAATTCGTGCTTTCTCACCTTCGCTAAAAGACGCATAAGAAAAATCTTCGTGAATAGGAGATTTTATATATTCATTAAATTCGGCATCAAACTCAAAGTTAATATAGAAATCCATCATCTGAAGATAACGGTTAACTTGCTGATTTATCAGCGGTAGATACTTCTTAATGATTTTGGATTTTACTCCACCGTCTTTAAGCAAACTATAAGAAAAATCGTAATAGTTGATTGTGTCTTTTTTAGAAGCGAGTTCGTCGTATGTTGTTTTTAAGTTTTTATTGAAGGATTCTAACTTCTCATGTTCAGAATTTCGGTTTGCAAGTTGTTCGGTAATTTTTTGAATTTCCGATTCAAGATTTCGGATTTGTCTCCGCAATCCATTAATCTTAATATTGTTTTGAGAAATGCCATTCGTTAAGTTTGAAATCTCCTTCGATAGAGTATTAAATTGACGCTCTCGCTCCTCTTCCTCTTTAATTGCCTCCTCTAGTTCTTTATAACCAGATTGCAACTCCTTTGCTTTATCTTGAGCGTCCTTAATTCTATTTATTCTAAACTCTTCATCAATGGACTGTGTGCATGTAGGGCATACCGTATTCTCAGTGAAGAACTTGTGTTCCTTTGTAATTGTAGATACTTTTTGAGAAATTTTTCCTTTAAGATTTCCTAGTTTACGAAGTTTTTCGGCATATCCAGTGATTGCATCTTGCTCACGAATAAGTTCTCGAAGAGGTTCTTCTACAGACTCATTTTCCTGCGTATATTCTTCTATTTCTTTATCCAAATCGGAAATTTTCCGATTATTATTGTTTAT